TAGCTTTTTCTTCTCTGTCTTTAGCTTTTGTCCAAGCATTGTCAGCTTTTTCAATATTTCTTTCTTGCTCTTTTTCATGCCGCCTCATACGGCGTTCTTGTTGACTCATAATCATTTACTCCATTCTTTTTTTAGATAGTTTTGAACTAGATTGACTTTAGTAAACGTGGTTGTGTCAGCTGCAGCTGCCTGTCCTATTTGAAACAGATTATACAGTATGAATGATTGTTCGTATGAAATGTTAGTTGACATCCAGCCTATAATGTTGACTCTTTTACCCTTTGTTATGTTACCTACACCATGCGGGTATATAATTGGAAATAATGCAATCTCTCCAGCTTCTAGTCTTTTAGCTATCTGCCCCATAGGTGTTTGAAGTATAAATTCACCACCTTCATAATCGTCTAGTAGATTTACACTAAAACCATAATCAAAGAAGGTGTTATTTGATTTAGGTCGAGCCTTGAACTCATCTACATGAATATCATAATGATCGTCCTCTACGTACTGATTATAAAAGTTTACTGATACGCG